GCCCTTGATGCCGAAGATCCGGCGGCCGGTCTTGCCCTTCAGCCAGTCATAGGCCGCCTGGGTCATCCCGCTGGTGCCGCCGGTATCCAGGCAGGCAGCGCTGATCGGCATCACGGCGCCGCTTTCGTGCTGGTAGGTACCGGCCAGCAGGTCGTCCAGGTCGTCCCAAACATCCTGGTGCAGCGGGTCGCCCCACAGCACGTAATAGCCTATCGACCAATGTTCCTCGCCAAGCCCCCAGGCCACCACCTCGCACTCGAGGCGGTCCATCTGCATGTCGACGCCGGCAGTAAGGTACAGGCCACCAGCTGGCACCTCGGCGCGATAGACTTCGGCGCGGGCCTGCAGGCCTGTCGGGTCTGCCTTCTCGCCCTTCTCGGCGTAGACCTCGGCCAGCGACACGTTCACGAAAGATTGCATGTCACCCAGCGCCAACTTGTCCAGGTATGACTGCACGATGTCACGCAGCCGGCGGAAGGTGGACAGCATTTCAGGGGCGTGGAAGCTGGCGTGCCCGCGGAATGGTTTTGCCGCTCGCCAGCCGCCCCCTTTCTTCTCGGCCTCGCGGATCGCCACGATGCGCTGGCCGTCATCCCACAGGGCGCCGCAATCCTCGCAGACGTAGGCCGCCGTTTCCGGCAGGTGCTCCTTGTTCATGTCCTCTTCGGCATCGTCAATGCCTGTGGACTGGCGCCCATGCCAAGTTACGTTCTCCCACTTCAGCACCTGGGCGTGGCCGCAGTGGGGGCAGGGCACAAAGTACCGGCGCTGGTCACCCTCCTGAAACGCGGTGTCAATCCGACTTGCCCCCTCGATGGTCGGGGTGCTGGACTCGGTGCGCAGGGCTTCATCACCGAACGATGCCGCACGCTGCGCCAGCAGCTCGCCAAAGTCGCCTTCTGGCAGCGGGTCGTAACCGTCGATTTCGTCCTGATGGATGACCGGCGCAGAGCGGCCCCGGGCGGTCTTCGGTGACCCGCTCCAGCAGAACATCAACCAGCCGCCGATGTAGGAGATCATGCGGCTGTTGTTCACGCCCTCTCGGCCGCGCTGCTTCGCCATCTTCTTGGCGATCTTCGGGTTGGCGTCCAGCATCGGCCGCAGCTTCGTTTCCTGGAAGGTTTGGATGTCCCCCTGGGAAGGCTGGGCGAAGATCTGGGACTTGGGTTCGTGCTCGATGTGATAGCCGGTGATGCACTGCTGGATCGTCGTCTTCCCCAGCTGGGCGGCCAGCTTGTAGGACACGCGACGGATCCCGGGCTCCTTGATGACGTCAATCATCCCGCGCTGCGGCGGGGCGTTGTCGAAGCGGATGGGGCCCGGCTTGGCGTTCCCCACGGGGATGCGCACGTTGTTCTCGGCCCACACGCTCGGGAGGATGTCGGCTGGTGGAACCAGGTTTGCGGTGGCGCGCCGGACAGCTTCGGCGACGGCAACCAGATTGCTGAACTGGTGGCGCTTACTCATCGGTATCCAGGTACTCGTCTTCCTCCTGGTCCAGGTCTTCTTCGGCGGCTGACTCCAGAGCCAGAACCAGCTCGGAGCGCAACTTGGTCTTGAACTCGGTTTCGTCAGTGCAGCCGATCAGCTGCATCACGATGCGCCCCGGCACCTGCATGACGTTCTGGCGTATGATTGCCATCAGCGATGCGGTGGCCCGCTCAAACTCTCGGACTGGCGCCACCTCGCCCTTGGCCTTGGCCAGCTCCAGCTCGGCCTTCTCTGCCTCGGCGGCCAGCTTGCGGCGCTTCAGCTCGCCTTCATCTGCCAGTGTGGTGCCGCTCGCTTCCTCCCGCGCCTTGTCGCGCAGCCAGGTCATCACGTCGGCCGTGTTGAAGGTGGCAGCTACGCCTCGGGATCCTTTCTTCTTAATCGGGCAGCCGTTGCGCACCCAGCCGTCAACGGTCGGCGGGGTCACGCCCATGATGCTGCACAGCTCGGCCTTGTTGACGTCTTGGCCGACGTTCTTCGCCTTCGGTGCTGCCATAAATTTCGCTTATCGCGCCTGTGGTTCTAATCAAAAATCTTAATCGGCGGGGTCACGCAGATGTCGAATTCTGCGGAGTCAATGCCCCCGCATGCCCCTGCCGCCCGGGAAGGACCCGTGGACAAAAAGCGTGCCAACTTTGCGCGCTCATTGCCCCTTCCTCTCGTTGCGCAGCGCATCGTATGCAGCCTCGCACGTCAGCCCTGCGGCTCTTGCTCGGTCATAAGCTGCTGCCAGCTGGCCCGCTCTCTCGTCAGCCCTGCCGAGCACGTCGGCGAGCACCACGCTGGGCTGGGCTGTTGCCTTGCCTGACTGGGTAGCTGTGGGATGGCTGGTGCACTGACCTGCTCTTGCTGCCAGTCGCTTGGCTTGCTCGCGCAGGCTGTCAGCAGCAGCATCGGCAGCAGCAGCGTCAGCTTCAGCCAGGGCAATCTGTTGTTCTGCATGTTGTCTCACTCCGTCAATGGCGGCTTGTCTGCGCTGCTCTTCCTCGCGCACCAGTGTCACTGCCTTGGTCTTTGCCTCGGATAGCTCGAGCGCCTGCGCATCCCACTTGGACTGCCAGGCCTTGTCGGTGGTGCTGACCCCATGGCTGTAGGCGCCCCACAGGACGCCCAGCACCACGATGATGGCCAGCAGGTATGGCATGGCTCGGCGGATCAGCTCTGGGCTCATGCTGCAGCCACTCCCTTCTGAATGGATGCTGCGCCGCCCATGCCCCTGAACAGGCATTCCTCGGCAGAGCGTCTGCGGGTCAGCCCGCGCATCACCTTGCCGTCGTTCTTGTTCCAGCGGCGGAACTCGAGCGCAGCGCCGTCATAGTCGCCGGCGTTCAGCTTGCGCAGCAGGGTGGAGGTTTCCAGCGCCTTGCGGCCGACGTTGTAGGCGAACAGCACCAGGGCATCGAAATGGCCCTGCAGCAACGGCACCTTGACCAGCTCAGTGACAGCACGCTCAAAGCGGGCCATATCCACCAGGAAGGCGGCATCGGCCTGTTCCTGCGTCCATACCAGACCGGGCTTGACTTCCGGGCCGGTATGCCCCCAGCCGATCGTCCAGGGCTCGCCGTTCTTGCTGCCAGGGTCAGGGTAAGCCTTCAGCTTGCATGATTCGAAATAGTGGGCCACGGCAATGCCGTGCTGTGACAGTCTCATGGTGGTCACTCCGGTTTGTGAGGGCAGTCACGGCAGCCGAGACGGTGCAGGATGTAGACCCGCACCTCCTTCCAGTATGACTTCATCCAGAAGTGCCTAATGCCGATGGCTGCGAAGACGATATTCATCTTGGTTTCGCTGCCTTGGCCAGGGTTGCTCAGTATTCCCAGGGCGGCCAAGGCCAGCATGAGGTAGAGGATCTTGCCGATGATGCCGTCACTGACCCGCGGCGATAGCAGGCACCAGAACGCCCAAAGCACGATGATGGTTATTGCCACGGTGTTGACAGTGATCATTGGTCATTGCCTCCGGACTTGCTCAGTCGCTCCTTCAGGATGTCGACCAGATCCAGGCCTCTGAGGGTGCGCAGGCCGGCGGCCAGCAATGAGCCCCCGAACGCGCCCAGCAGAAAGCCCACACCACCAGCCAGGCTGGGGTCGATGCTGTAGAGGCTGATTGCAAGGGGGGTTGTGAAATAGGCGCAGGCCGCACCAGTACCAACGAAGACAAAGCGACCTTTCCAGGTCTTCAGCTCTTCATGGAACGGGACGGCGATTACTGCACCGACCAGGCCAGCGATGGCCCATTCTGCGTTGGTAAGGATCCGCTCGATTAGGCTCATTATGCGTGAGCCCTCATGCTGTTTTTCATTGGTTTGACTCCAGTGCTCTTATCAGCCGGAGTGTTGTCGTTTGCCGGGGTTCTATCCTCTTGGGCTTTTTCCCTGACCAGGTTGCGGACGTGGCGGTCTGACACCTCCATCATCTCGGCGACGTCTGCGGGCTTCATGCCCTCATCGACCATGAGCAGGATGGAGCGATCGCGGAACTGTCGGTAGATGTCGGCGCAACTGGCCGGCTGCAGGATCTCGCCACCGAACACATCGACCAGGCGCTGGGCATCATGCCATCCCAGGGTGATTACCAGGGGGTGATCGGGCTTCAGTGACTTGGGCACGTACATGATGACGTGGCATGACTTCTTGGAATAGCAGCGCGGCAACTGGCCAACCAGATAAAGCGCCTGCTCCACCCCGATCACCTCTGCGATCTCCCGCACGCTGCGGGGCAACTCGGCCAGCGCGCTCCTCATGCCGCCTCCCTCACTGAAATGGTCACCCGCAGTTCGCCACCCTTCACCACCTGGGCACGCTCCACGCTCAACAGATCGATCTGGCTGTCATCCAGCCACACCCCGGCATGGGTCAGGGCGTCCAGCGTGGCCTTGAGCACGTTATCCAGATCCCGCGCACGGCGATCGGGTGGGCAGGCAACTAGCGACACCGCAAGGCGGCCAGCCAGCTGGCGGTTATTGACCCCGCCCAGCATGCACATCTGGGCCGCATTGTTGCGGTAGCGCCGCCCCTCCTCACTGAGCAGGGTTCTCGGCTTGCCCCGCACAGCCACATTGCGCCAGATCCGGTTGGTTGAAGGGGGCCACGGCAGGGTGAAGGTGAATGACTCAGGCTTTTTCATTGAACACTCCCAAGGAGCAGGCCAGCTCCAGTGTGTTGATGACGTACTGCAGCTGCGAACCGTGCTTGGTCTCCCACGCCTTCCATCCCATCCGGTGCAACTCCATGTGCGGCTGGTGGGCGAGCGGAAAGGTGAAGATGTCGTGGGCCTTGCTGCCCATCACGCTCATGCCGTGGCCCACTACGTGATGGGCCTCCACCCCCTCGCGGCTGCCGGTCAGCACACAAGGCAACTGGCGCACAAAGGCCAGATAGGGCTCACACTCCCAGCGCTTGCGCTTCGGCTTACCCATAAACAGGGCGGCGGGTTCAGGGTCGATATGGCGAACGGCCGGTTTGGCCTTGATGCGGGCACGCAGATCGGCCAGCGGATCATCAGCCAGCGGCTCGGCCTTGTTGACGCGATAGCGGGTATCGGTCTCCTTGTAGCCGCGCCCGGGCACCAGCACCCGCTCAGGCTCCAGCGGCGGCAAGCGGCAGGCATCGCGCAGCACGGAGGTCGGCAGGCAGTGCTGCACCTTGTAGACGGTCGCCCACCAACAGAGATCCCGCACACCAAGATCGGCCTGCGACACCCCGCACCAGCCCGCTACCTTCTGCAGCACCACCCGGGCAACCCACTCCGACACCGCAGAGAGGGAGATCGGCAACTGCCCATCGTGGCGCTCGTTGTCGTGGTGCCAGCACAGCGGCAGGTGAACCCCCTCCACCTCGGCAGTGACCGACTCACCGGCGCAGTCATGGCCGATCACGCAGTGCCCGGCATTGGCGGTCAGCAACTCACCACCGGCGGCATTCACCA